GAGAGCGTCTCCAGCGCACAGGCACGGCTTGATGAGATCAAGAAACAGATCGACGAGGAGACTGAGAAACTCGAGACGGCGCTCGCAAAACGGGAAGAGGCACAGATCGCGCACGAGAACTTTATGGCCTTGCTGACGAGAGACTCGGCCACATATCAATCGGAGACATGGGCCGAATACGTCAAATTTATGGACGCCCATCCGGCATACGGCCGCATCTACTATGTCGAGCATGACGAGGACGGCAACCCGATTGGTGGTCTGCCTCAGCCTCCCGTCCGCGACATCCAGATTCCGTCCTACGGCTCGCCTGCGTTCGCGGCCGCGACACAGTCAACCGCCGCAGTCGCAGGGGCATCAGGAGGCGCACCCGAGGGGGAGCAAGGCGCTGCTCAGACTACTGTCCCAGGTACACAGTCGTCCGGAGACCGCCGACCGGAGGTGCGTGGGAACGACACCGACTGGTCGGACGAGGCGATCCTGAAATACGCGGAACTCGCACAGGAGACCGTTCGCGTTGGCGACAAGGTCGTGGAGTCCGCAAACGCCTTATCCGCGCAGGCGTGGTTGCAGCGGAACGCGCCCGGGGTTACCATCCAGAACCTAAACGTCTACTCCCCGACCGCTGACGCGAGCACGATGATGAACACGACGAAACGCACCCTCCGGAACATCGGGACGCAGGTGGTGCTCTGATGCACCTGACCTGGCTCGCCGCAAACGGCGACACGCTGGTGATCGCAGACCCGTCACAGGCTGCACCCGAGCCGATGTTCTACTACCTCTCCAGCGACGGGTTCGGCGGAACCGACAACGAGATCCAGACCCGGCGGGGGGCATACCAGGACGGCACTACTCTGCAGACCGTCCGGCTGTCGCCCCGCACGCTGATGGTCCGGTTCCTCCTCCTCGCCCCGGACCGGGCAGGGGTCGAGCAGAAACGCCGGCGGATCGCGGCCGCGTTCAATCCGAGAAACGGGCTCGGCACCCTGGTCTGGACGCAGGAAGACGGGACGCAGTATGCGCTCCGGTGCGTGGCCCTCTCCGGCTCGCCCTCGTTCACCCCCGGCCGCCAGGCACAGGGCCGGACCTGGCAGGAGGTCATCGTCGATCTGCAGGCGCCGGACCCGTGCTGGTTCGACGCTACCGCGACCACGCTGCCGCTCGCCGGACTGACCGGCGGGCTCGCGTTCCCGGCCTCGTTCCCGGCCTCGTTCGCGGCGATGGGATCGACGATGGTTGTCGTCAACGAAGGCGATATCGCCGCCCCGATCCGGATCGAGATCCCCGGCCCGTGCTTAAACCCGGTCGTGGAGAACCTGACGACGGGGGAGCAGATCGCCCTGACGCTGGACGTCCTGGACGGGCAGACGGTCCTCATCGACACCACGTACGGAAACCTGCTCTGTCGGCTCCAGGCCAGCAACGGCACTCAGACCAACGCCATGCAGTACTTGTCGTCAGACTCGACGTTCTGGCAGTTGCAGCCGGGCGAGAACATCGTGACCTTTTCGGCGCCGAGCGGGAGCGTCGTGGTCGCGATCGAGTATGCATCCCGCTATACAGGAGTCTAGGAAACATGACTGTCAACCTCAACGCGGCCGGGTATGAGGCGCTCCGGGAGCGCACCCCGGTCATCGAATGGTATGCTGAACTCCAGAAGGCCGATGGGTCGGCCGCCTGTGCCCGGTATGCCCTGGCATCGTATCGCACCTCGGCCGCCGGGGTCACGCCGATGACCTTTTCGCTGCCGGTGACGGGGGCAGACGTCACCCTGCCCTGCCAGATCGAGCAGGTGCAGCTCTTCGAGACCGCGAGCGGGGGAGATCCGCTCTCCGCTGCTGAGAGTGTCGAACCCCTCCTCCTGGTCCTGGCAGCCGATGCCGGGGCTGTGGTCCTGACCATATACCTACCGGAGGTGGTGTAAATGACCCTTCCAACTCTCTATCCGGCTCAGGTCGGATCCCCCTACACCACCCTTGCCGCGCCGTATACAACCGGCGACACCACGCTGACTGTTGTGGATGCGACGAAACTCCCGGACGCGCCGAACATCGTCTGCCTCGCTGGATCTGTCGCAGGTGAATTTCGGTACTCCGGGAAAGATGGTAATACACTCCTCGGTGTTGTCAAACTCCCTGGCACCCCCAACACGACCTGGCCCGCCGGGACGTTTGCATTCCGCGGGGTCGCGGCCTACGATATGAATTCGTTGCAGCAGCGGGTCGTGAGCGTCCAGGCGCAGATCGACGTCCTCTCGGCGGCAAACTCTCCGATCATCGGTATCGAGTGGGACACTATGTCCTCGTCGCCGACCCTGACCCGGATCGACGCGCTCGGGCACGAGATCGAGGCGGTTGATACCGCTTTCTTCGACCGTCACCTGGTCTTTGGGGGGAGGTGGCGCTGCGTGCGCGACCGGGCGACCGGAAAAATTACTTACGGGGCGAATGCCCGGGGTGACGGCCTGATCCTCGACGGATCTGCGGGCGATGTGCTTGTCCGAGAACCTGCCTACTACGGCCGGTTTGAGTTCGACGACGGGACCGACCTCGCCCGGTGGTGGGTTTCGGCCCGTCCGGCGGCAGGATTCAGGCTGCATCCCTACTACTACATGCGCGGCGGCGGGGTGCCTGCACCCTACATGTTCAGCGGGGCCTACGAGTCGTATGGTCTGATGTACGGCGGCCAGTTCCGGCTCGGCTCGGCCTCGGGCAAAGTTCCCGTAACCGGGGAAGTAGCCTACCCGGACCTCCCGAACAGCGGCCGTTTCCACATCAACGACGCCGAACTCTATGCGTCGAGGATCTCGCCCGGGAATGCCGGCTGCGAATCATTCTGGGGCTACTGCGCCGACCAACTGCTCATGTACATCGAGTACGGGACGTTCGATATCCAGTCCGCACTCGGTAAGGGCATCGTTGATCTGTCGAGCGGCGAAGGGTTCGCCGGCATGCTAACCGGAGCCGACAACATCGACAGCCGGCTCGCCGAGAACGGCACCGGCACCGGGGACGGAGTCGACGGGAAGACCCCGGTCTGCTGGAGGGGGATCGAAAACCCCTATGGGAACGTCTGGAAGTTCGTCATCGGCGCGAACGTTGATTTCAACGGCGATTTCCGCGTGATCCGGCGGGACGGTCTCGGGACACTTGCAGGCACGCTGGCTGCCGGGTCCTACGAGTCTGGCGTCGGGCTGCCGACCACAGGCGGGTACATCTCCGGGCTCCTGCGCGGAGATCTGGAAGAGTTCGCGTTCCTGCCGTCCGCCGCAGACGGGTCGGACAGCACGTATCTCTGCGACCGGTGGTACGCGAGCGCGGCAAACGGAAACATCCTGCGGGCGGGGGGCGCTTGGTTCGATGCGCGGCGTGCGGGTCCCGGTTATCGGTATGCGTATAACGCGGTCTCGTATTCCTATCGCAACAATGGCGCCCGCGTCGAGTTCCGGCAGCCTGAAGAGGCATAAGGAGGTGTGATAAGACGCACCCCAAATTTTCTGATTTCGCGACGGAGGAGAAACCTCTCGACGGAAAGAAGATGAGCATTGACGATGTGCTGAACCAGGAGGTTCTGATTCTCGATTTCAAGCGAGGTCAAAGCAAGTTCAAGGAGAACGCACGGTATACGACCGTGCAGTTCGAGATGGGTGGGGAGACGCACGTCCTGTTCACCGGGTCTGAGGTCATCTCTGATCAACTGGAACGGTATCAGGATCTCCATTCGGAAGATATATTATGTTATGTAACGTAATATAATGTATGGAATCTGGAGGTAAAAAAACCGTCGCGGTGCAGATCCCCTACGCACTGTATCGGAAACTGAAGGATCGCAAGATCGTCATGTCGGAAGTCATGCGCGAGGCACTGAAGAACGCCGTAAAAGAGCCCGATGAAAAATGATACTGACTAAAACAGTGATGTATCGGGGCAAACCGAAGGCCGTTGAAGACCTCGGCCCTAATTCGAATTATAAGGTATGCGTAATGTGCCCCGTCTGCGGGGATGTGAGGATAGTGTATCATCGATCCATCCTTGCCGCCGGTCACTGTATTTGCCATTCCTGCATCAACCGTCTCAGGCGCGAGAGAACGGTACCCCCCGGAACCGTGTTCTCAAGACTTACGGTTATCCGTCCTGCGAAAGTGACGGGGCGCTCCGTCTGCCGGTGTGAGTGCGGCTCACTGATCACGGTGAGAAACACCTCCTTGCGATCAGGTAGAACTCGAAGTTGCGGGTGTCTCAGGGAAGAAACATTCAGGGTCACTGAGAAGGTGCGGGGGGAACGCCACGGGCGATGGAAAGGTGGGGTTTCGTCATTACGTGACCGCGACATGTCTTCGCTCCACTATAGGCGTTGGAGACAGGGGGTTTTCGAAAGAGACGGTTACACCTGCCAGATCTGCGGGCAATGGGGGCGCTCGCTGAATGCTCACCACATCCAAAACTACTCCGAATATCCGGGAGATCGGTACGACATCGACAACGGGGTGACACTGTGTTCTGAGTGTCATAAAGTGTTTCATGACAAATTCGGTCGTAAATCAGATGCAGCGCAGTTTAAGGCATTTGTTGCAGAGCGGGGAGGCATATCATGGGTGGTTAAAGCATTGTGACTGTCACAACTTCGGGCGGAAGTATCTCTACGAGAACCCCGCGATTCGCACAGCAGTAAAACACGCAGTAACTACAGGAGGAATGAAATGGCCAGGCTGGTTGGCAGCACCGTAGAGCCCGAAACCCTGCAGCCCGATATCGTCCA